CTCTTTTCTTTTTTTGAACGGTATTGTTGTTTTTTTTAATCTATTATAATACATATCATTTAAAAATTGGTCCTCACTTAACTTATTCACTAATCTTAATGCAATATTATAATACAAAGGTATATTTTTCTTGTTATAATCATTGTGAAAAATCAATATTGGGTCACTATTTTGATCTTTTAGTTGTATAACCTGATAAGTTGTGTTCATATGAGTAACTTGTAAAACAGTATCACCAACATATACTCCACCCCTTAATTGTGCTGTTTTACTATATTTATATGTGTAATTATAAATATTTTCTGTTAGATCATACAACAACATCTCCTTATTATACAATGCCATTAATAAATAGGATGCTATCTTCTTGATATTTATATCAGTTGTGTATTGTTCGAAGTAGTTTATTGTAAATTTTTCCAATGCTTTTCTGGTTGTTACAACTTCCTTTTTGTCATCTGTTAAATAATATTCTATTTTATCCAAATTGTCCCTAATTTCAGTATCTGTTAATTTTTCCTTCTGTTTATAATATGTGTATAAAAGACATGTATTCTCCAATATTTGTTGATAAAGATCAGGTGTATATTTATTCCCTTTGTAATAAAGTATATCACCTGTAAAAGGGTCAATAATTTTTGCTAAACCACTATACACAACATTACAAATATTGAATGGTATAAGATTATATGATAAAACATCAACTATATTATCTGTTAGTTGCCTTGTTGTGTAATTATAACCCATCATAACATTTGATTTTTCTTTACTTATTGACAAATCATTATAGACAGACAACACGCTCATGGGGTTTTTTTTATTAAAATAATTTGATGGTAACCTGTATTTAACTAACTCAACATCTCTTTCTATGCTTAGAATAGATTTACAGTTCCTTTTATCTTTTATAAAATCATCTTTATTAAAAATATATTGTATTATTGAGCCAGGCGAATTCACAATATCGACACTTTTTATCTTGCTTGGCGTTTTAATTGCTACTTGCAGAAGTTTTGTTTTAGGTTGCACTATTCTTGTATTAATCTTCAAAGAAGGTAATATACTATAAATTGCAGAATAAGTTGGATCACATTTTGTTAATATTCTAATGATATTTGTATTTTTTTCATTATTTATGTTCTGGTACTCATTTGATAGATTATTATAGTTTTTCTGATAGTTTACTTTATAATAATTGATCATTTCTTTCATTGTTAACATATCCTTCGGTTTATTGACGAGATCAGATGGTTCTAATGATATTTTTATTATTTTGTTCTTTACATAAGTTGATATTCTCATGGTCATTATTGTTCTATTTGCCTTTGTGTATGCTTCGATAAAGGATCTATTATAAAACATTGCCTTAAGCCATGTTATCAAATCCTCCACATTTCTGGGTTTTACTAGTCTATAAGATATATGTTTTTCCCAAAACGTTTTTAGTTCATCATAACTCATTTTTATTTTTTTTCTTAAATTGAGTATTGCTTTACTATTTGAATCATACATGAATTTAGGTGTAAAAAGAGAATAATTATAGTTCTCATCTTCAAAAAAGAAATCCTCTTTTTCCTTTACTTCCAACCCAAGATTATATAAATAAAGAACTTTAAGTCTATTTTGCAAACTTGATTGGGTATATATTCTGTAATTATTACCATTTCCTCTACAATATAAACTTAGTAATGGTAAAGGATCAGGTAAACCAAACATTTCTATTGGTGTGTTGAACATATCATAAAGATCATCACCAAGATTGTTTGTCATACCTGGGAGAACAGAATAGGCTTCTGCCACACATTTGACATGCAATCTCTGGAAAAAATATAAAAAAGACTGATTACAACCAACTCTCATACATTCACCTACTCTAGATAATGCTGACTCCATATCATCTTTATAACTTGTGCATGGTAAATTCAAATTAACTTCCTTTGATTTTTTTATTTGTGGATAAATCATAATGCCATTAAAAGACATTTGGGAAACAAACTCCATAAATACATATTGACAACTTGTTTTCCTTTCACTATCATTATAACCATGCAATCTCATCATTATTTTATGCAATACTCTAAATTTCTCTAATTCATTTTTATCATGATATATTATAACTAGTACATAATCATCTGAATGTTCCATGTGTTCAACATGTAGATTACTATCAGGATAAATTCTCTTCCATGTACTTATTGTGAAATTTGTACAACATACTGCTTTGTAAGATGATGAGTAATTAAACATACCCTGTAAGAAATTTTGTGTGCTTTTTATTTTACCATTTTCAACAAGATTATGGTCATGTAACAAAATATCAGTATCATTGAGGGGGACAACTACTTTATTATAAATATCCATTGGTATTTGTATAGATTTTTCACTCCATGAATTAAATGTAGCTAGCAACATATTATACATATTATCTGTTATAAAATTTTTCAAAGCATAAACCATGCTTATAAAAGAACCCATTGTTTCAGCTGCTGACCATTTTGTACAATCACCATTCACAAAACACATTTTATGATCCCCCTCAAAAGGATAATTCATGTATGCTCTATCAATCATTTTTTGCATCTCAATCGTTTTCTTATCGCCAGGAACAGATATGGCTTCATTTGGTGAATTTTCTGACATTTTTTTAAAAAAATTCTCTGTACATCTAGCTAATGCTTTTGCACCC